CGCCACCTAAAGCACTTACAGATAAAGACATTAAATTAATAAAAGGAAATATTGCAATTATTACAGATTTGAAGTCGTTAAATGTTTTTTATGCTCGTTTAACTCCAAAAGAAAAAACACATAAAGATGTTATTAAGGCATTAAAAGAAAAGCAAACTGATTTAAAACAACAATAAAATGGTTTTACTAATTGATTTTGATTCTGTAATTTATAAATCTGTTTATAAGGTTGTTTCTATTTCACAAATGCGTGAAGCTATTGAAAATTATGGTAAAGAAAGTGCGAAACAATGGTTAATGCAAGAAGTTTATAATGAGGCAATAAATAGATGTGAAAACGAACTTTTAAAAATGCAAAACTATATTGATAGTATTTATTTTGGAGAAATTACAGGTGTTGAATTATACATAACTACTTGTAGTAAATCTTTTAGAAAAGAAATATCAAAAGATTATAAAGCTAAAAGAAAAAAAAATAAATACGTTTGGATGGTTCGAGAACATTATAGGTTTAATGACGCTAAATTTAGCGAAACTTTAGAGGCTGATGATTTAATAGCTAATAGAGTAAATGAAATTGGTAGGGATAAGTGTATAATTGTTTCTTTGGATAAGGATTTACGAACTATAGGCGGTTGGTATTGGAGTTATTTAAAAGCTCCTGAAAAAGATATGCAAGGTAATTTTTGTTTAAATGAATATGGAAATAAAAACTATATTTTTAAATATGATTCGGTTGAATGGATTACAGAAAAAGAAGCTAATTTGTTTTTTTGGAAGCAAATGTTAATGGGTGATTCTGGTGATGGTATTGCAGGGTTAAAAAGAGTAGGTTTAAAAACTGCTGAAAAGATTTTAAAGGATAGTGTTATTCCTTTTATCACAACTGCAAGAGAATATATTAAAAGAAATCAAAAAGAAGATTTTTGGGTAAATTATAAATTATTAAAATTAGGTAAATAATGAGTGAAGTAACAGGTAAATTAACAGTAAAAAATGAATCACAAACTTTCGGTTCTAAAGGATTTAGAAAAAGAGAATTTGTAATTACAACGGATAGCCAATATCCTCAAGAAATTCAGATAGAATTAATACAAGATAAGTGCGATTTATTAAATAACTTTAATATAGGCGACAATTTAAAGGTATCTTATAATTTGAATGGTAGAAAATGGATTAGCCCGCAAGGCGAGGCAAAGTATTTTAACTCTATTCAAGGCTGGAGAATTGAAAAGTTAGCGGATGTAAGTAATGCTGTTCCAAACAATCCCGCTCCTGTAATGGCTGAGGGTATTGAAGATGACATCCCTTTTTAATGCGTAACGCAAGAGTAGACAAAAATCAAAAAGAAATAGTAACCGCTTTACGTAGATGTGGAGCGGTTGTTAAACACGTACATCAATTAAAAAAACTGTTTGACATCTTAGTGTATTACAATGGTATTACTTATTCAGTTGAGATTAAAACAGATAAAAAAAAGGATTTAACAGATGGCGAACAGGAATGTAAAGAAGATATTGAAAGTGTTGGAGTTAAATACTGGGTTATCTATTCAGTTGATGACGCTTTAAAAATGATAGGAATTAAATAACTAAATTATGCCAGATATAACAATGTGTAAAAATACAGTATGTACATTAAAAGATAAATGTTACAGATTTACAGCGAAACCAAACAAACTTAGACAGTCTTACTTTAATGGAAATTATGACACAAAGACTAAAAAGTGTAGTTTATTTTGGAATAACGACGAATATTCTAATTAATTAACGTATATTTGCGATGTAGTTGGCGTCCGATATTTAACCAACTTAACAATTTAACATAAACCATTTAATGAAAATAGAAGTCGGACGCTATTGGATTTAAATGGTTTTTTGTATTATTATGAAACCAACAAAAAGAAAGGCGTTTAGTTTTTTACGTAGCTATTTTGATGCTTTAAATGAAATTCCAGATGATAAAGATAAACTAGATTTTTTAGTATCTATAATTAATAAACAATTTTTAGATGAAGACCCTAAAGACTTGAATTTAATAGCTAAACTAAGTTACGAGGGGCAAAGACACTCAGTTGAAAAAAGTGTAAAAGGTTATAAAGATAAGATGAAAACAGATTTATTAGGTAACCCTATTAAAGACCCTAAGCAAGGGTGTACCAAAGACCCTATTAAACACCCTTTACAACAAGAAGAAGGACAAGAGAAAGAGAAAGTAAAAGAGAAATTAATAATTAATTATGATGTAGAAGAAAAAGCCGACGACGTATTTTTAGAGTATAGGGAAAAATATAAAATTTACGCTTTGCAATTAATGAAAGATACAGTATGGTTGGAAGCAATAGGTAAAGACTTTATGAAAGGTAAAGAACCTAAAATAATAGTTTTAACAATCCGAAAATATATGGAATTGTTTCTTAATAGACTTGACCAAGATAAAAAAATACACAATAATAAACGAGATTTTATATCTCATTTTCCTAATTGGTTAAGAATACAAAAAATTACATTTATACACCCTAAACAAGAACCGATAAGATATGTCTAACGAAGAAAAAATTAAGTACTCAAAAGAGTACTGGGATGTTAAAAAAAGCGGGAAACGTTTACTTTGGAGATTATCACCTAATAAGAATGGCGAATATATGCCGTTTAACGTGACTAAAGAGGACTTTAACGCACTTAAATCTCTTTTAGGATATATCAATAGGGTTGAAAATAAAAGTATCTATAATAACCAATTATTCGCTAAATTGTATATTATGGAATTAGTAGGTAGGATTAGAGAAAATCAAACCACTGTTTTTAATGATTTTGTTTTTACTGAATTATCACACCAACTTAGCAAACCCTTAGATTTATTTTATAAAGCATTTTACCAAGATTTATGCAATAATCAATTAAATAAACTTACTAAATCTAATTTTACAGATAAAGAGGGTAAGGAAGTGTTAATGGATTATAAACGTTTTAAAGAAACTTTTCCTTTAGAATACGTTACAAGTAAATTAGATGAAATGATGAATTTAACCTTACACCGCAGAAGCTAATGTTTGACATAGAAAATCCATCCGACATAGAAAATATAGTAGATGATTTTGATTATAAAAAATACATAGTTAATTCTGATGCTATTAACCAAAAGGTTGAAGATTTCTACAAAGGAAAAATAAAAAAAGGTTACAGCATAGGGATATCGTGCTTTGATAATCATTTTGTTTGTAAAGAGAAAAGTTTGTACGCTTTAACAGGTAAAAAAGGAAAAGGAAAAACAACAATTAACAAATTAATTCAGTTGATGCAGTCGATTGTCAATGACCTTATATGGGTTGTGGCTTTTCAAGAAAATAGTGACTGGGGTAATAAAATCGAATACATTCAATATCTTTTAGGTGACTTTGCACACGATATTAAAAAGAACGACCCACAACTATACAAAAAGGCTTCTGATTGGATTGATAGACATTTTATATTTTTAGATGTTGAAACAATTGAAGAAGCTATAAAAGTTACTGAGTATTTAGTAAAAGACGGTGTAGACGTTCACGCTCTATTATTAGACCCTGTAAACTCTTTTGAGTTTGGTTATAAAGACACGGGTAATACTTATTCAGATGGTGTTTATAGTTCTAAAAAAGTATTAAGGTGGTGTAAGAAAAACACATCGATATACGTATCACAACATCCAACAATAAGAGCGCAAAGAGAAAAGAACGTAGTTACTCCATTTGATGCTGAATTTGGATTTTGGAATAACAAAGCTCATTTTACTTGGTGTATTAACAGAGATGAAGGAACGTCTGAGAATGTTATTAGTGTATGGAATGTTAGGGAGAAATTAACAGGGGGTAACCCTACACATATTGATGAACCTTTAATCATTGATTGGTTTCCTACAAAAATAAACATTCGTAAAGGTGGGGAGGTTTACGAAAATGTTATACAATATCTACTTAGAAAACACAACCCATTAAAACACGAGTTAGAATATTTACCAGAAACAAAAGAAATAAGAATTAATCCAAATGATGCTTTTGGAATTGATGACGGAATAAATTACAATGGAATACCATTTTAATAAAAAAAAAAGTGTATATTTGCTCAAAAGTACAGCCTATCAATTATAGTACTTTAAGAAAAAACTAATAATACCGTTTATTTTGATAGTGAGTTGATA